ATAGATTATCTTTTTCTCTTTAGGAGAATTTTGTGTGTAGTAGGCGATACAATCATCGGACTCACAATACTCGAATTCACCTTGTCTAACATAAAGTTCTTCCAAGTATTGTTTAATCCTAGATCTTTGCCTTTGGTATGAGAAGACTTCTTCTTCAGTCCTTGTTCTCGACTTTCTGTTCTCTTTGTAGTGATGATATATTTTCTTTCTAGATATATGACCATCTTTACCATCCCAGAATACACAGATCTTATCTAATTGATAATTCTCAAATGATCTTCTGAGCGTGTCAATAAAGTGAAACAATCCACCTATATGTTGACCTTTATAAAAATGGTTTTTTAAACCGTAGAAACCAATGGTTAATAGATTATCTCCATCAACCAATAATGTATTAGACATTTAGTCTAGTCTTTAATAGTTAAACAATCAATCTTCGTTCTCTTCTTCTGGGATTGGCTCAAACTTAAGCTCTTCAACATTATCAACTTTTTCGTCGAATAATGAACTGATATAATCTAAGTTGTCCTTTACATAATCCTCTCTAGATTTTTTCTCCTCTGCCGCTTCTTTTGCTCTCATAAATCCATGAGGTGTTACCATAATTTTACCATCACCAAATTGAATACCATTTACGTGGTTTTTCATAACCGTAATTTTGCTTCTTGTTGCAACAGTTACAGTTCTCTTGTTTTTAGTGATAGAAATTTTTGTTGTACCGGCATTTTTCTCGTTACCAAATCTGAATACTAATGTTGAATTCAACCAAATAGATTCGCCACCCTTAGCTTTGATTTTAGGCTGACCAAATGGATTATCAGGAAGTTCAACCCAAGGTTGGTTAACGATAATCAAAGTGTTTGTATGAGCCTTATCTGCTCTTCTAGAGCCAGATATTCTTTGGTTGATACCCATACCAATCTTATCAGATAAAACAGACGCATTATGTTGCTTTCCGCCTTTACCTTCCCATGTCATCTTACATGGTACAGATCCAACAGAATCCCATAGAAATAACAAGTCATATGGTAATTCACCTTTTTCCTGTAAATCAAGCATCTCGTTGATAAAATCTGTAATCTGCTCAATATATTCAAAATCGTTTCTGAAAATGAAATCACCAGAATATGTTACTTCACCTGTTGATTGATCGACATCTTTTGTTACAGGAATACCCATAATTGCAGCATGATCAAAATCAAACTTCTGCTCCGTAATTATGAAAATCGGTAACATACCTTTTTTAATACCGTCTGCAGCTGCTCCAAGTAATGCTGTTGTTTTACCTGTATCTGAGTGACCTAGAAACATATTAATATGACCTAATGCTGGGCCTGGTAGACCGGTCGCATCCAAGAATGCGTCGCCAAGATCCAAAAAACGATCTGGTTTATATGTTGTTTTACTTGAATACTTAGAAGCAAGTTGTGAAATCGAGAAGTTTTGTTTTTTTATAGCCATAATAATAATTTTTTAAAAATGGGCCATTGACGTTATCTCCGGCCCGTTGGGTTAGAATGGCAGATTTTCATCTGCATCTTCATCTTCTTGTGGATCTTCAATTGGTGTAGAAACTGTTTGTTTTTTACCAACAATCACATCTTCTCCACTTGCACCTGAAACCCATTTTTTACCTTCTGAATCCCAAGTAGGTGTTTCACCTTTTGCAACCATCTCTAAATATTCTTCTGGTTTTTTAGAATAAACATCAGACCAAGTTAACTCATCATTAACCCAACCTTTTGCCACCGTATCATCTGAGTGAAGTGGTGATGGATCTTCTGGAATGATAGAGTTAATTGTTGTGTATTCTTTACCATTACCAGATTTTGTTAATGTTAAGAACAAAGTTAAATCTCTACCTGTTTGTAGATCTGTAATATCTCCCTTCTTTTGGAATAATGGGAAAATTTTATCTAGAATACCGTCTTGCTTTGAATTGTGTTTAAATCTCCAAAACTTTGGTCCGTCTTGCTCATTATCGCGATCGATAACTTTTACAATATAGAACTTCTTAGAACGATATTGACGAGCATATTCTTTATCTGATTCAACACCAGTATTCATTAAACTCTGATACACCTCATTTAATGGAGAACGCTTACCGTCTTGTTTTGGGTCATATAATTTAACCCATTTTCCATCTACTTGAATTTCATGGAAATAAGCTTCTTTAAATGGAGAAGTTCCGTCTGCTGTAGGGAGAATTCTGATTCTGCGTTCTTCCCCTTTAGAGCCTTTAGGTAATACTGTTGTAAAATACCTTTTAAGTCTTTCTTCGCTAGATACTCTGTTGTTGTTTCCGCTTGCGGATTGTTTGCTTTTTTCGTACTGTGCTAGTACTGCATCTACTGTACTCATATTATTTGTTTTTAAATTGACAATAGTAAAATATAAACAAAAAAACCCAGATTACAAAATCTGGGCTAAAAATATTTTAAAAAATACCTAAAAATTATTCTAGGGTGAGTAGGTAGGCTAATTTATTCAATGAACCTAACATTTCGTCTCTAAGGTTTAAAAGATCGGTATCTCTTTCTTGTGATAATTCACCGCTAAAACCTATAAGTCTATTTTTTGCAGTTTGTAAAAATTCAACTATATTGAGATCAGCTAGGTTGGTCATTTGAATTGTGTTTGAAGAATTATCTAATATAAATCTACCATGTTTTCCCATACAAATTTCAACATATTCATCAATAAGACTATCTAAAGTTTCATAAATTTCACCAAATGCTTTATGTCTAGCATAACCTTTAGTTTGCCAGTGTAATATTTTAAACTGATTTTGTAGTCCTAAAAAGAAATTTACATTAGAACTTAGGTTGTTGTTCATCTTGATAAGGGTTAAAGCTTCCAGCTAGTTCTTCTTTTGAATAGTTCTCAATTTCATTTTTTGTTAAAACATATTCATTTTTACCGCTAGCTCTCATTTCATCTTGTTTATGAGCAAAAAACTCTTGTGGTTTTTCATTAAATGGATAAGAATCCAATGAACGCATTTCTAATTTCTCTTGTGGGGTTTGTGGCTTCATTTCTTCAACTCTAGCACCCAATTGATCAATCTTAGATATGATAGCATCCATATTGCTTAATTTAGACTCTAAGTCGTCTAATTTGCTGAACACAGTATCCATTTTCTGGATAACGCTATCGTTTTCCATTTTTGAGGTCTCTAGCTCGTTTTTAATATTTTTGGTCATATTAACCAAATCCGTAACGTCCACCTCTTCTGTTTCACCCATAGCTGGGCTATCGGGTAATCCTGGTGCAGCTGGAACGGCCGCATCTGGGGTTGGCATTTCTGGTGCAGCTGAAGCATCCGGTGCTGCTGGAGCATCTGCTGGAGGTAAAGCTGCAGGCTCAGCCTGTTCTTTTATAATATAATGCTTTGTTGCATTTCTATTGATTTCTCTAAATCTATTTACCTCTTGTAAAAGCTTTTGTTCTAACATAGTTTTAGTCTTGTAATAATTGTCTACCGTCTTCGGTAATGTATTTTTTATTTATTCTTTCAACAATACCATCTTTAGATCTGATGACATAACATTCACCAGTCTGCAAATCGCATTCTTCTCTTTCCATTTGGTCATTAGAAACAGCTTTAGTAACCTTTGGGTTTAAAAACTGATTGACCGCGTTATTTAACTTTTCCATAGTGTTAAAATGTATACATATAAATACTACAATCTTTATGTTTTTTCGGGATTTATTTCCTTACGTGTCTTAAATATAAAACATCTCCCTCAACCAGTCTTAATTTTCTCATTAAACTAGGGCTAAGAGCAACCCCATATTGAGCATATGTGGGGTCATCTATACTTGGACCGCTATGAACTGGGCCATCAAATCTACCGTCATTTGGATTAACGTTTGTTTCAAGTGTATATGTAGTGTCCGACTTAGGAACATAGAAAACAGTATCCCAATCAAAAAGAATTTCTTTATTTGCGTTTGTTACATTTGCTCTTATAGAATAATATTCATACAACGCACCGATATCTGCTAACTTAACAAGTTTATTAGGATATGCTTTCCACCCACTAACTAAAGATAATTCTGCTGGAGATCCGTTTTTAATTGGTGTATACTTACCTGAACCAAGAACGCAAACCCTCGCTCTTAACCAATTTTCGTTCTTGTAATTAATAGATTGAATATACTGCTCTGGTTTACCATTTATCAATTGACCATTATATGGGATTAAATCGCCAAATATAAAACCTGACGCTTTATTGATATTATTTAAATCTTCTCCTCTTGCTGGGGCGCCGGGATCAATTGTAAAGGTTTTATTATCTGCAGTTGTAATTGATTTAGCAGTTGTTTGAGCTTGAGCTGTTTGTTGTTTTTTCTTAACCGCTGCTGAAAGTATTCTACTAAACAAAGGTCTATAACTAGACATAAATGTACTTTCTAATGACGGTAGTGAACTATTAGAAATTCTAACACCTGTAAATGTTGTTTCAAACGTCCCCTGTTTGATTGCGTGGCTCACATCAAAAACCAAATAAGTCCCTGTAAACATTGGGACATTAGCCAAATAAAAATACATTGTTGGCTGTATCATAGCATTACCCATACAGGTAACACTACATTGATAAGAAGCAGTTTTGTAAATATCAAATAAACCTATATCAACAGAATGACTACCTCCTCCACCTTGTGACCTTGCTAGCCTTTCTTGTGCTAAAGCGCTTTCTGTTGTATTCTTGTATGTGCTTTGGTCAAGAGAAATATTTTTAAATATATTTTGTGCTTGATCTCCAAAATTTATCTCAAATGAAACCACTCTATTTGATTTTGATAAATCAGTATCCATGAATATTTTGGGCTCAATCAATAACGGATTGTTGTTTGGATTTTTAATATCAAACCCATCATTTTTAAATTTATATTCTTTACTAACTTTAGACATATCTAGATATTGAGACGTCTTGTTAATATACTGAAGTATAATTTTTGGTGATGATTCTTGGTAGTCCACATCTAAGTGAGTTCCAAATAATGTACGAGCAATACTTTTAGAAGGTAGTATTTTTTTCTTATTGGTTGAATTAGTTCCATAGAAATTCACATATGCCGGTAACGGTCTTAAGTCAAAGTTTGTACCTTGAATTAACAATGAAACTGCACTATATAAATCTAT